ATACGATGCTCACGCCGTTAGCGGCCATTACGGCGCACCAGAGAATTCCATCGTAGTTTATGGAACCACCCCAGAACATGCCGAAAAGCTTCATGGCTTAGCGGCGAAGCTTGGTCAGGATAGCTCGATCTCCTCCGATGGAACAAATCATGAGATGCGTTTTCATCATGGAGAGATGTCGGGCAAGAAGATTCTAGGTCGAGGAACTACCCACCACGCAGTTAAGCCCGTAGATTTTTTCACCACGTTGCCAGGCGGGGCGAACCATTTCACTCACGCCTTCGATTTCGATAAGGTCTCGTAGTATGTACGAACTTAACCTCCCAATGCTGAAAGCTGAGGATCCCGCCGCCTACAAAAAGTTGGCTGAAAAGGGCATTATGGTTGCACACCATGTGACTATTAACGGCCAAACCGCTCGACCGGATATTGGTATTGGCTATCACGCTACCGTTAAGTTCTTTGATCCAGAAAAGGATCATCCCGAGGCCATTCACGAAGTGGCTCGCGGCCTAAAGTTTCCAGTTCCTGATCCAGAGACTACTGGGATCACCCCGACGACATTTAAAGATCGTTTTGGCAACGACGTATATGTCCTTAAGCTTCATGGTGAGCACGCTGACGCTATCAAGGAAAATAATTCAAAATTCTCACACATGGGACATCCTACCAGTTACGAGTTTACACCGCACATTAGCCTAGACCAGCATACGTGGAATAGCATCGTTGATTCTGGCGCTAAAACGGCAAAAGAGGCTGGGATCGAATTTGGACATGCTCAGCTGAAACAAGGCCCTAAGGTGTTAACTACCTATAAGCATGGCGGGCCTAGTGCCGCCGCTGCCCAGCCAGAAAGAAAACTTGCTGCGTCTGAGGCTCACGAAAGCGACCTTCAAAAAGGCCTGAAACAGTCGGTTACCGCCGCAGCTATGGCGAGTATGATTGGCCTAGCAGCTCCAACTGCTGCCAACCCTTCATCTGAGGTTCCCCAACAAGCCTCCTATCAGTCAAAATATGACTCGGGCAAAATGCTCCGCACAATATCCCAAGTTGAAAGCTCGGGAGGTAAATTCACAAACCACCGCATGATTAACGGCCATCCTGACGGCGATCAAGCTTTTGGTAAATACGGTCTAATGCCAAATACCATTCGCGAAACTATCCACATGAACCGTGACCTAAAAAGCAAATATGGGAAAGCGGCGAACCTTGATGGCGCAGACTTACACCATTTCATGCAAGATAACCCAGGGCTAGAGGACCAGATCGCGACTAAACATCTGGCTCGCCTTGAGCACCATTTTGGCAAAGATCCTGCCAAGCTAGGGTACGCGTGGTTAAACGGCGTTGCCGGAACGTACAAGGCTGTCAAAGAAAACAAAGACATAAATTCACATTGGCACGTTTCTAAAATAAAAGATGCCTACGGGAAACAGTAATATGCATATTGAACCAGAAGAAATTGACCAGATTGACGATGTCGGAACGTTAGACGGAAGCCCTGTAAAAATGATTAGGCTAAAAGGGGGCTACTGTATCGCCGTCGGTAAGAAAAAAGGCTCAATGCGCGACGAAGCTCTCGCGGCCGGTAGCCATCCCGCCATCGTTAAGTTTAACATCGAGAGACAGTATCCAGGCTTCCAGGCTCACATGATGAAGTCGGAAGATGGGGTTCGTGAAGTGGTAGAGCAGCACTCTCATTTCCTTTCTGATGAACTTCGTAAGTCTGGCCATGACATCTACTCGGTTCAGGTAGGTCAGTCCGTAAACTTTCACGTAACGAAGCACAACATGAAGGTTTCTACAATTAACGGTAACCTCAGCGGCGATTCGTTGACTCTTGAGAAGCTAAACATCGACAGGCAATTTGCCCGTGCCCTAGCAGGCGCTACCACCGAGAAGGCTTTGGCTTCGAATGCCTCCAAGATCAAGGTCGGGACGAATAGTTGATAGCGCGGTCAGTATCAACGATATAACCAATATAGGGTTTAACTATGTCTACTAAAAAGCCTACTGGCACACAGGTCGATACAATTAACAGATATAGCCCGTTCGTCCAGCAGTCTTTTGACTTGGCGAAACAGGATAGCTTTGCCACGTCCTTTGCTGTCGAATTTAACCACTACAAAGCTATGCCGTCTCCGATTGGAAAGTCTGACCGTGGAGACTATCGCCGAAACGACGGCGTAGACACTATTACTTCCAACGGTATGCTTTACAATTGTGCTGGTAAATTCAGTGCGACCATGACGGATAACAGCCGAGACAAGGGCAAGTCAGATGGTGGAACCCTAGATCCCTCCCAGTCTCGGATCATAATGCCTCGTTTTTACAACGATAAGGCAATTGCCGACAGCTCCGAGCGGATCTATCTCGCCCCCGGCGACCGTCTATATGTGGCCGATCCTCAAACGGACGTAAAAGTCAGTAATTACCATACCATGGACTACGAGGCTGGAGTTGACAACATCCCCATGTTTCCTATTGAGAAACTGGAGGGTGTCATTATTGACAGCAGAAACATCGAGTACCACTGCGGCGTTGATTTTAAGATCACCCAGGCGGGGAACATCCGCTGGATCGACGGGGCCAAGAACCCTGGGATAGACCTTGATACTGGAAAAGGTCGTGTATATTCAATACGTTACCTATATCGCGCTTATTGGTACGTCCTCAGTATCCCAAAGGAAGTTCGCATTACCAATGTAACGGTAGGAAACCAAAGGACCCCTGAGCGTATGCCCATGCATGCCGTATTGGTACGCGAATATATTTACCACAATCAAAACCGTGGGGACGCCCAGAACGCTAATAAACCGAAGGTGCCTGCCAGGGCAGATGCTCCAGTCCAGGAGAACATTAACCCCGACAAGTTCGCTATATCTGTCGACATGTCCGCTATTGCCGAGGACTCAAATGACTAAAATAGAAAAGCTTTGCCATTATACCAACTTACAGCCTTTGTGGGCTTACGAAAACCTAAAAAAGGGCAATAAGCTCGCAATCTTAGATAGTAACCTATAAAAGGGAATAAATTTTATGGCAAAAAGAAAAAGCACTGTAACCAATATCGACACCGCCTCAATCGACAACCTAACCTTCAACCAGCGCGCGGGCGCCTTGAAGAACATGGAAGTGGGTCGCGTGCTCGTGGGCCTCGATCTCGACGCAACCACCAAAACCACGGACGCTAGTACCGCCCGCGCTCTCCCGTACAAGGGAGCTTGTTTGGCTATTTACAATAACTCCTCCTCAGTTGCAGCAATCACTCTAGGATCAGACAGCTCGATTACCGCGCTGGCTCCAGGCGCCTGCGCAAGCGGAAACGTTGGTGTTCCATGCACCCCTAACGATTGGACCTTCTTGGCTTGCTACGACAAACAATGGGTAAAAACCACCGCTTCAGTCCTATTGGTGTTCTTGATCGCTGACGACACTACTGTAGCTTAATCAAAGGAAGGCCATGTCTAACAAAGCCAACAACTTCCTTAAAATGGCGCTTGGACAAGATTTTTTTGAAACTTTGTCTAAGGCCGAACTTTGGAAACCAGGAACTAAGACCACAATCGATCCAGAGGAGATCGCAACGGCACTTCATATCGTTCCCCGCACCGTTATGGCCATGCTCATTCGCGAGCTAGCTCCTCTTTCTGTTGGCGAACGTCGTGAAATTCTGCTTCCTTTTGGGAAAGAAGCCAAGCTCAAAATCGATAAGCACGAACGTGACGTATATTCTGGCCACATCGAGGACGATAAGAAAATTATCGTAGATTTCAAATTCCGCTCCCTACCTGGGGTTGGATTAGTCATAATGAGTGCGTTTGAGCTTTATGATGTTCAGGAATTAACGAAAGAGCCAACTACTCTCCCAGAAGCTTCTCCTGATATAGAGCATAGAGTCCAAAAGCTAATCGACGAGCGCCTTCAGCTTCACGAGCTTATCAATAAAGTCGTAGACCGCAAGTTGATGCAAAAAGAAGCTGTTCAGCACTTAGTCCTAGCTAAGCTCACTGAGGCGATTCATCAACCTGCTCCTATTGAGCATCACGAAATTGCCAAGAAAGAGGGAGTCGTGGAAGTTAAGAAAAAAGGCTCACCTCTTAAATCTTTCCTGGAATCTAAAAAGAAAAAATCGGGCGAAATACACATTGAAATGAGCAAGGGCGAATCCGTTCATTGCCCTGACTGCAAAAAGAACATTTTTGACGGCAAAGTATTTTCAGGCTGCATCTGCTTAGGCGATGACATGGAAAGAAAAGTATTTATTAAGAAGACCGAAGATGGAATTAACGTTCGTTTTAGCAAAGGCTGGGATGAAGAAAACATCTCTATGTTATTAGAAGTCTTAAGGAAGAAAAATGGGTAATCTATTTATCGCTATTGATGCCGACAATGCTGGCAGGATGGTTGGAAGAGCCGTACTCGCTAACGACGTTCAGGGTTTGTCTGATGCAAGTTCCAGGATCGAACTTGGCCAAGAAATCATTAGGCGCTGGGTAGAAGAATGCGGCGGGAAGCGTATTTCTTCTGGTGGGGATGAATTTACAGGTGAAATTCCGTCAGGGGCGCTCGACCAAATCGAACAGCTGCGTTCTGATTATCAATTTACGACCCAGTTGACCATCACAGTGGGGGCAGGCGCCACTCTTGCCGAAGCTGGCAAATCTCTTATGGCTGGCAAGTTTCGTGGCAAGGATCAGGTGGTCATGTACGATCCATCCGTCGATACCGATATCGCTGCCGCTCAAGAACACATCTCTGCTGGGCAGGGGTCGGAAGAGGAAAATAAGCTCGGTGACGCCTATCTTGACAAGGAAGAAGCTGCCCCAGCCGTTCGATCGCACGCCGATGACTGCAAGTATTGCCAAGCGAATGCGAGCCACGCCCACACCGATGACTGTAAATACTGTGCGGCCTCTGAACAAGCTGAAGCAGCTCCAGATCATGATCACACCGATGATTGTCAATATTGCGCTGCCGTGCAAGCGGCTCCAGTGGATCACGCCCATACCGATGATTGTCAATACTGTGCCGCAAAAGAGCAAGTAGATAATCACGATCACACGGACGATTGTCAATGGTGCGCTACCGCTGAACAGCGTGCGGCTGATGCTGACCACGATCATACGGACGATTGTCAATACTGTGCCGCAAAAGAAAGCCCAGAAGGACAGGCTACCGCTCAGGCGCTTGGACAAGAAATTTTGACGGATGATCCAAACAATCAGGGTGAGCGCGACGCAATTGATGGAATTGACGCAACTCAAATGCCGCTTGGGAACGAGATGGAAGACAACGTAAGTCACCCAGACGGTTATGACGCAGAGTCTGCTCCTTCCACCATGGGACTTTCAGAAGATTCGCCTGAAGCGGGCGGACCTGACCTTACCGAGGTTTTACAGGGCGGATTGGACCAACACGCTGACCAGATTGGTCGAGAGAAGATCGTTAATATGGTTTCTCAAGCCCTAGAAGGCTTCAAGAAGAATAAACAGATTCTAGAAAAAGCCAAAGATCAGGCTCCAGAACTTTACACGTCCACGATCATGATGCTCAAGGCTATGATCGAGATGGCTAAACAGTTGGGTATGGGCGCTGAAGAAGAAGGTGAACCCGTACAGCCTGATGAAAGCGCAGCTCCCCAGGAGGGGGCTGCTCAATCCCCACAGCAGTAAGCCAGCTCCCGAGGGACTCTCGGGTGTTGGCAAACTCTCCGCAAAACATACAACTAAGCACGTAGCTAGAACTCCTATTCCGCCAGGTGGCGTGAACGCAAAAGGCCAGAAAAAGGTCACCGATCCCAAAACTGGTAAAATTCGATTCATCGACATGAAACACGGCATGGTTCAAAGTGCTACTGGCGTTCCTGTCAGACCTCCGAGCCGTGGCGATGAGCAGTCTTAAGCTTAAAATAGACGTTGCGGCACTTGCCGCAGAATTTAAGGAGCTGGCTTTGGAGGCTGAGCGCGAGTTGACCCAGGCTGTGGCTGGTCTTGCGGCAGTAACTCATGCCCGAGTTCAAGTCGAAGCTGCTAGCAAACTAAAATCTTCTTTGCAAAAATTTAAAGACAATTTAGGATTTGAAGAAATTCAACCTGGTATTTGGGTTATCAGCATTGACGAGCCTGCTTTGTGGATTGAAGAGGGGATCGAGCCTGGCAAAGACATGAAGCCCGACCTTTTAAAAGACGCCAAGGCGGGGGCAAACGGAAAACGCTCTAGAGTCATCCCATTTGACCATAACGTAATTCCGACTCAGCGCAATGAGAATGCTAACAGGATCGTACAGGAACTGCGGTCTGCTCTCAGAGACGTTAACAAGAAGCGCGCGGCGGGTGGACTGAACCCTGTAAGTATGACTAAGATCGAGAAGAACTCTGACGGGTCGCCAAGAGTGGGGAAGTTGCACGAATTTGATCTACCAAGCGAAAAACCTACCCAAAATGCGAAACACCCTGCCTTGAAGGGAGTTACGATATATCAAAGCAAGGACGCTAAAACTGGAAATATTCGTCGCGATGTTATGACGTTTAGGACTGTTTCTGATAGTTCGGACCCTGCATCTTGGATTCATCCAGGCTATAAGGCTCAGAAATTTTTAGATGATGCTTTTACTTGGGCAATGAACGAATTTGAATCTAAAATTCTACCAGAAACCCTGGCTAATTTAAGGAAGTAAATGATATTCCAAAGCGATCTTACCATAAAATCGATGATTCAGCTAGGCTTAGATGATATTCGCAAGAACGATTGGCTAATTGACGATATTCTTGGCGATATTCGTACCAACCCATATTTGACGGATAAATACGAATCTCAGATCGCCGCTTGCAAAGAGTGGTTTAAAAACAACCAAGTAGACATCTACATGGCTAATCGCCGCGATAGAGATCGTTTCCCTTGTATCACGATCACCTTGGGCACTAGCCAAGAAAAAGATGATATGAAGACTATGGCCGATCAGTCTACGGAAACTATCAAACTACTTCCAAATACGATCGGTAAGCCGATTCCTTACGTGGTTAAGCCCTTTAGCGTATACTCTTACGATCCAACTTCTGGAGAAGTCACCCTTCCTGTTGGCGCTGCCACCACCATTGGGGTTGCTATCGGAATGATCCTGGTTGACCCCGCGACAGGCAAGGGGTATTCCATTAACGATGTGACCTCTAATGGCTTTATGATCGAGCCAAGCCTCACAGTCACGGCAGGACAACTCGGGGTACTTCCACAGTACCAATTCTACCAAGCCCGCATCGAGCATTCCTTTTTTCAAGAAACTTATAATATCGGCTGCCACGTCCATGGCGATCCCCAAGCTCTTCTTTGGCTTCATTCGGTAGTCTTGTATTCTATCCTTCGTTATAGGGAGAGTCTACTAGAAGCTCAGGGTTTTGGACAATGCACCTTGAGTAGCTCGGACCTCATGGCCAACGGGGCAGGGTCGGGCGCCGCAGGCGAAGAAATCTGGACCCGATACATCACTTTGACTGGTATGGTAGAAAATAGTTGGATCAAGTCTCCAAGGCGAATCATCGAATCCGCAGTCCTAAAAGACAAAGACAATGAGGGGTTTATGGGTGGTATCAAAATCATCAGTAACCTGGATACCCCTAATTTTATTGATAAATCGACCCAAACTTGGAGCACAATTGAAGACGACGGAGATGAGAGTTAGGCTAAGTAAGCCAATCTTATAAACGTATGAATTTCATGGGAAAACCAAAACTTGGGAAGGGCTTAAAGCTACCCACTATTTTAGGGGCCAAGACTGGCACTAAAAAAGTGGATTCGGCCCCTACAGTTGCCGCGTTAATTGGTGCCCCAAAGCCTCCAGCTAGTTCAGCTCCTGCTGCTCCGTCTTCGGCAATTGGTGGAAAACCCATTAAAAGTCCAATGAAAGTCGGAACGGGCGGGTCGGCAGTCAAAACTCCGAAGGCCAAAAGTATGCCCGATGCGACAGACAAGCCTTCGCTATTTTATAAAACTGAAAATTTTACGGCCATGAAACATCCAAGTGTGCAGAAGTTAAGGGATTTTTTAAATAAGAAACATAAAGCTAAATAGATAGACGCAATCTTTTAGTAGATAAGAGGTTTAAGTATGCCCAACGAAAAAGTTTATACTGCCAAACAAGCCGCTGAAGCCGTATTGGCTAAAGCGTCCGAAATGCTTGCCAAAGCAGAGATGCTTAAGCATCCCGCTGCTCCAGTTGAAAAGCAGATTGCCGCTCCAGAAGGCGTTAAGGCTGATCCGAACCCAGCTGCTCCGAATGACAAAGTTAACGGTAATCCAGCTCCAGGCGCACTTCCTCAGAACCAAGAGAAGTATGCAGCTGAAGGTCTCAAAGGCCATTTGAAGCTCGCTAAGTTCGTCGGTCGCATGGAAGAAAAGCGCAAATCTATCTCTGCCCCTATGGATAAGGGTGAGGGAGTCAACAGAAACGCTGGGGCTCCATTGCATAGAAAAGTGGCCTACGACAAGGCTGGCGATAAAGTGTCAAGTCAGATTGCAGCTGAAGGCGCTAAAGAAAATCATGTTAAAAAGCTTGCAGAAATGAAAGCTGCTCCAAAACCAGACTTGGGTAAAGCAGAAACTGGCCACGAAAAGGGTATCAATGTCTCTGTCAATCCTAAAAGTGGGAAAAGCAGCAGTAACGCAGGCAAAGATGTGAAGTCTGCAAAAAGAGACTCCGACTTTGCAGCCACAGGAAAGGCTTCGAGTCCTAAAATTCTTAATTCTATGGCTTCCGATGCAGTTGGTAGAGCTAAAGAATCTCATAAACAAGTCCTCGGCGAAATGAAGTCGATGCCTAAGCCGAAGTTGCCAGGTTAATTATGGCTAAAGAATACAAAGTTCAAAAAGAACAAGAATCTAACGCCCCAGAAATGACGTTAGAAGAAGCTCGTGCTTACAGGGCTTCCCTCTATAAGCCAGAAGAAGTCCAGCTTTCGGATGATCAAAAGCGTGAAGAATTTAGGAAATTCTGGGCACAAGAAAAATATAACTATGGCAAGTCAAAGGATTTAGAGCCAATCCTATGGGCGCACTTAAAAGCGTCTAAACAAGACGAACCAGCAAAATTTGAAGATGGCATTGCCCACTTCGGACTTAAAAAATTAAGCAATTAAGGAAAAACGAAAATGTCTCAAAGATTAGTAACAAGTTTCGTAAATACTAACATCCCAGGTGCATATCCAAGCGTTACCGTTAAAAGTAACCCAATTGGACTAGGCGCTTCTGGTAACGTCGTAATCATCGGTGAAGCTGACGGTGGCGATAGTTATTTGAACGTTGTTCTTAAAAACAATTCTTTCACTCCTGATCAACTCGATCGCGTGTCTGCCCTCTACGGCAGCGGCCCAATCGTGGACGCATTCCGCGCCTTTTCAGCTCCTTCTTCGGACGCTGATATTACTGGCTCGGCTAACCGTATCTTCATCGTGAAAACCAACAGTTCGGCAAAAGCTTCAGCTTTAGTTGATACCAACTACGGTACGCTTTCTGACCAAAACTGGGGCAAGAACGGTAACAAGATCAAGTTTCAAATTACTTCGATCGCTGCCGAGTCAGCTCCTGCTAAAAACGGGACCGCCATCGCTGCTTTTGGCGCTGCTCTTAACGCTCAAACCTTTGATATTCGCCTAAACGGATCGGCAAAGACTACGATCACCTTGAGCGCTAACCCTGCAGACCACGCTACTGCTGCCGCATTGGTCGTAGAGCTTAATGCTCAACTTCCAGCTGGTATTCTCGCATCGGTCGGCGTTCCTACCACTTCAATCGCTTTAACCGTTACTGCTGACGCTGCTGCAAACCGCAAGGGTTGGGGTAAATCGTTTGAGCTAGTAGAAACTATCGCTGGCGATCTCGCAGCTCTCGGCCTTACTGCAGGTCTAGTAGTTTCGGCTCAAGAGCCAGGCGTAGAATTGGTTATCAGCCGTTCAGACATCGGTCTTTCTGAGACCCTTGATGTTTCGACCCCGATCTCTCTTCAGGTCGGCTATGCTGGTACCACCGCTACTTTGACAATCAGTAAATCTGGCCAAACCCTTGCTACGACCGTTACTGGTGGTGCTGGAGCGGCTCTAGCAATCGATCTAAGCGCTTATCGTACTGTTGCAGACTTGGCGGCGTTTATCGCTGCTCAGCCTGGCTACTCGGCTGTGGCTGCCCCTGCGGCTCAACAGTTGGCTCCTTCGGCTCTAGATTCCGTGATTGCTCAACCAATCGCATCCTCTGCCGCTGGTATCCTCGCAGGACGTGTTAAATCGGCTGCGTTTCAGTGGGCAAAAGTAGTAGCAAGTTCCCGCGCTACCGCATTTACCCCTATTTCTGAAGCTGGTCTTCCTGCTCCTTCGGCTTCCGTGGCTTTCTTGGCTGGCGGAACAAAAGGCGCTACCGCTGCTGCTGACATCGTAGCTGCTGTTAACCAACTTGCTGGTATTCAGGTTAACATGGTAATTCCACTCTTCAGCCGCGATGCGACTGCCGATATTGCTGATGGCTTGACTGATTCAGGATCGACTTACACGATTGACTCTATTCATGCTGCTGCCAAGTCCCATTGCATCCAGTATAGCACTCCTAAGCTAAAACGCAATCGCCTTGCAGTTCTTTCGTTTTTTGGAACTTATCTTCAAACGAAAACTAAATCGCAAGGTCTTGCAAATTATCGTTGCGTGCTAGCTTTCCAGAAATGCACTCAAGTTAACTCGGCTGGCGTAATTACCAATTTCCTTCCATGGTATGGTGCCTGTGTTGCTGCTGGAATGCAAGCTGGTGGTTTTTACAAGTCGATTTGCAACAAGTTTGCAAACGTGATTTCGTTTACTGATCCAGTCGGTTACGATTCGGGTAGCCCTGGCGACGTAGAAGACTCGCTTGATGCTGGCCTTCTCATGTTGACCAAAGATACCGCTGGAAATCGTTGGGTTTCTGATCAAACGACTTATGGGTTTGACACAAACTTCGTCTATAACAGCCTTCAAGCTGTCTACTTGTCCGACATCCTAAGCCTAGACCTTGCCGACAGCTTTCAAAAAGCTTTCGTTGGTAAATCCCTAGCTGACGTGGATGCTGCTACTGCCCTAAGTTTCTTGGCGCAAAAAATGGACGGATATAAGAAATTAAAAATGATCGCTGGTTCGAACGACGCTCCACTTGGCTTCAAAAACGCTAAAATCTCAATTTCTGGACCAGAAATGGACGTGGCCGTTGAAATCAAGCTAGCTACTTCGATCTATTTCATTCCAATCTCAATCAGCATTTCCGCAGTTCAACAGAACGCGGGCTAATCTTTAACTAAGGAGAATTTAAATGGCTAAAGTTATGACTGGCGGTCGTGCCAAGTTATTTGTGAATAACCAACTAGTTGGTATTTATGAAACTTGCACATATAATATGAATATTGGCACGGAGCCGATTCATCTTCTTGGACGTTTTAGTCCTGCTGAAATTACCCCAACTTCTTATGAAGCGGTGACCATTTCATGCTCTGGCTTTCGTATCGTAGGTCAAGGCCCTCACGTCCTTCCTGGTGTACCTAAGCTTCAAGACTTGCTTGCGCTAGAAGGTGTTACGATTGCTATCGTTGATCGCCAGACTGGTCAAGCCATTCTTACGGCAATTGGGTGCGTGGCTAACTCGTACAATGGAAATCACAACTCTCGTGCGACAAGCCGTATTACCGTTAACTACACCGGACTTCGTATTTCAGACGAATCTGGCGCACAAGACGAAGGTACTGGCGCAGTCAACCTTCCTTAAGCCTAAATCATCATTTTGTTATCGAAAAGGGACCTACCTAGGTCCCTTTTTTTATTGCTATTTTCTATTTTTTAAGCCATAATAACAATATGAGTAAGCGTACAAATATACAATTTCTTTACGATAGTTTAAGAAAAAATGGATTTGAACCTTTATTTACAGAATATAAGAGTAGCCGAGAACCCCTCTCCGCAATTTGTCCCCTACATGGTAATTTTCAAACTTCTGGTTTAATGATCAAACGAGGGCATGGCTGCGCAAAGTGCGGCAGAATCACCTATGCCTTAAAAAGGCGCGGAGACATTCAAGAAGTAGCTCAAATGGCTCTATCTTTGGGACTCACACTTTTGGATATTGAATTTCCTAGCCAGTTCGGCTTTCAGATATTAAAATTTGAATGTTCCGTACATGGTATATTTTCCCAAGAACACACCTATTTTATGCGAAGAAAAACAGGGTGTTCAAAATGCGGACATATTAAAGGAGGTGTAAAAAATCAAAAATCGCACGATATTTTCGAAAAAGAACTATTTTTAATACGACCAGAATACAAACTTCTTTCTACCTATACCAGTTCTTCTGGAAAAGTAAAAGTGGGCTGCCCAATCCATGGCGAATTCGATAGCAAAGCAGACGGTTTACTTGGGGGCCATGGATGCCCTAAATGTGGCAATCGCAGCCTCGGAACTCAAAACGAAATTGCTAATATAATCAAGAATTTAGTAACAAGCGAAGTGTTAGAGAACAATAGAAACATAGTTAAACCTTTAGAATTAGACATTTATGTACCAGAGAAAAAATTAGCTATAGAATATTGCGGAGTCTATTGGCATACGGAAGATAAAAAAGGAAAGTTCGGACACAAGAAAAAATTGTTGGAATGTAGGAAGTTAAATATTGATTTAATTACTATTTTTAGTGACGAATGGATAGAAAAAGAAAGCCAAGTGACTAGCGTTCTCAAGGCAAAATTAGGCGTTTTGCCTAAAATTGGGGCTCGGGATTGTGAAGTAAGGGAAATATCAAAAGAAGATGCAAAACATTTTTTGGACAGCTTCCACTTACAGGGCTATTCGGCTTCCATTTATCACTTAGGTCTATTCTACGAGAACGTCCTTGTTGGGGTAATGACAGGTGGCAGGCACCCTAGGGGAGGAAAAGGTGACACTATCGTTCTTAACAGGCTTTGTTTTGGCTCCTATTCAGTTATGGGTGGCGCTAGCAAGCTATTTAAAAAATTTAAAGCTCAAGCAAAAGCCCTTAAGTATTCCAAAATCATATCGTGGTCCGACAATAGGTGGTCCAATGGAGGGGTCTACAGGGCGTTAAATTTTAATCTGGAAGACGAGCTTGGTCCAGATTATTCCTACATTAAAGGTAAAAAACGCTTATCTAAACAATCCTGCCAAAAAAAGCACTTGCTTGCAAAAGGAGCTGTGGGCACTACCGAAACAGAAATGGCTCTATCTCTAGGTTACGCTAAAATCTGGGATTGTGGCAAGAAACGATGGACTTTTAACATCTAACCCTAATCTTAAGTATGCCTTTAAAAGGTTAGAGGCTACAGGACAGGGAAATTAATGTTAGAACGCAAGTGGTTAGCCGTTACGGCTACGCCCCTCATTGCCAATGGCACCACCATAGGCATCGTTACAGTACAGGATACTGCTGGTTTTAGAACCAAGCAATCCGTTTTCCTTCTTTCGTCTACTTTAGGCCAAAAACAATATCAAGTCCAGGAAGTCCTATCCCCTACCCAGCTCGTATTAGGGCCTATGGGGTCCAAGGTAGGCCGTCAAAATTTCGCTGATGTGTCGGCCTTCCTTATTAGCGATAACGCCGCCTTAGGCGCTGCTGAGCAGGACAAGGT